ACGTCGGAGATCCCGGCCAGCGAGCGCCACTGCAGCGGCCGGCCGGCGGTGGCATCGTAGAGCGCGCGCATGATGTGCAGCGCCAGGGACTCAGTCTTGGAGGGCATGGGCGGGCAACGGGGCGGGCGGTGTTAAGTTTCTCGGACGGGCGGGACGGGGCGGATCACCGGATGCGAGATCTGCGCAGAGACGATGAAAAGTCGTGGCGGATTCGCCACAGGCCGCCAGGATCGGGGCTGCAACGGCGATATTGCTGCCGCGTTGACACATCACGCAAATATGCTTTCGCTTCATGGGATTGCCATTTCGGCAGTCCGGCTGTACAGCGCAAACACTCTTCGTTGGATGTCCGGTTCCTGCTCACAGCAAAATCCGGTTGGAAGGCGAAGTGCGCCTGGACGTAAGCAAAGCCTCCGATGTGGCACCAGACCGCCACGAAGTCGCCCAGCTTGGTGCCCACGTCCAGTAGGCAGGTAGGTAGGAGAGATCAATGACCAATCGCGCACCTCTCATGGCTTTTGCGGCCAGCGGTAAGCGGGAGTCTGACGGTCGCGTCGAGCAGGCGGCCATCGACCAGTCCGTCGACTACAGCGACGAGGTTACCGCTGAACAGATGGCCCGCGTCGAGCGAGCCTACAAGCACATCGACAAGAGCAGGCTTCGTTCAAAGACGGGGCCTGCCTGGTAGTTTGCTGACACGCTCGTGTCTAACCAGCGGGAAAACGACTGGGCTGAACCGACCTGGTACGCAGAATCGACAGCACCGAAACCACTCGACGTGGTGTGGTGCCATTTTCCATTTGAGGATGTCGAAGAGCACAAGGACCGCCCTACGCTGGTTCGTGATGTCCTCTACGATGAAGGCAACCGCAAAGGCCAAGTTTGGCTCGATGTGACCTATGGAACGTCGCGGATCGATAAGCCGCTCTCGCCCGGAAGCTTTTCGATCGTTCCTTACAGCGAACTCGCACAGATAGGATTGCACAAAAACACAAGGTTCGAGCTGTTCAAGACCGCGCTGCTTCCTTGGTCTCTTGAGCACTTTCCCAACTGCCCTGGCAAGAACACCCCAATCCTTGGACACCTCACGGGTAGACAGAAGATCCGCCTTCAGGAATTCCAGAAGAGGATTGATCAGGCGATGGCGGCGATGAAGAAGAGCGAGGGCTGGTGATGTTTCGCCCTCGTGGCGCAACTGGATAGCGCACCGGACTCCGACTCTGGAGGTTGCACGTTCGAATCGCGTCGAGGGCACCATTCCCCAAACGAAAAATACGCCCGCCAGCCGTGAGGCCAGCGGGCGCAAGGTTAGGGAGGATACGCCCAAGACGGGCATGCCGGGTCCGGACGGATCCAGTCCCCGACCTCGTGTGCGCCTCAGCGCATGTTCATGGATGCTCCCGCAGGCCCTCCGGCAGCGGCGGCAGCGAAACCGTCTGGCCAGCCAGCGCGTGCGTGCAATCGCTCAGGAATTCGATCTGGCCGTTCCGTAGGAAGTAGTGGCAGCGCTCGGCTTCAATCTTCACGCCGTCCGCGAAGGTGTGCTCCGGGGATGAGATGTTGATGCTCGGCGCGAAGGTCGGGCGGTCGACGTTGCCGTCGAAGGACCATCGGGCGCCGCAGTGGTTTGGCTTATCGACATGGATGGCGTGCGTCTCCTTGCAGCCAGGGCACCAGTGCGAGAAGCCGCCCGCGAAGTTCCGTAGGACGTTGCTGACCTGGCCCATGCTCACCCTCCGGTCGTCGGCTTGAACACACACCGCACGACGCCGCCGCGGATGCAGACCCACCAATCGTCATCGATCGACGGATAGAGCCCCTGCCCGACCAGGTGGCGCGGCATCAGGACGACGTCGCCGGCGCCGGTCACGATCTCGACCCCGGCCGGCGTCTCGCGGAACTTGGTCGCATGCTCGCGCCGGCAGTCCGACGGCCCGCAGCAGTGGACGCCGTCCCGGTCGACATAGCGCGGCTCGGCCATGATCCAGGCGGCGTCACCGTGGGCGTGTGCCGGGCGCTGCCCGGCACTGGAAGCGACAGCTGCTGTAACCAGCAGCGAGAGCGCCGCGAGATGGCGCCACCCGATCAGGCCCATCACGGGCACGTCGCCTCGAAGCGGGCGTTGAGCGAGCGGGCCCGCATGTTGCCGGCGCGCACCTCGGTCACGGTCTGCGGCGTGTCGGCCTTGCCGTCATAGGTGATCTCGCGCACCGGGAAGCCCGGCCGCAGCGCCTCGCAGGCTGCGGCAGAGGTCGGCATAGCGGTCACGGGCGGCGGCGAGCCCCCGCCAAGACAGCCGCCCAGCGCCAGGCTAGCGGCGCAAGCTGCGATCGTTCGGATCATGGTCGGGCTCCGGTCGGGATTCGGCTTCGTGGGCGGCTTCAGTCGCGGCGCGGATGGTCGCCGTGCCCGTCTTCAGATCGGTGACCTGCTGTTCGGCGCGGCCGAGCTCGCGTTGGTCGGTCTTGCCGCTGTCACCGCCTATCCATTTGCCGAGGAAGCCCAGGGCGGCGGCGGCTATGGTCGAGATCGCGCTCCACATCAGCCGGCTCCGGCCTTGATCTGCGTCAGCCCGAACTTGGTCAGGTTGCGCAGCAGCTCGGCGATGACGACCTGCACTCCCCTCACCGCCTTGACGCGGGCCGGGTCGTCCGTGTTCGTCTCCGCGAAGAGCTTCTCGGCGGACTCGATGGCGGAGGCCGCGACGTCGATGCTCCTGTTCGCGATCTCGCCGACGGCCTCGCTGTAGCAGAGCGGCGGCGGCAGCGTGTCGGCGCCACACACCGGCATCAGGTTGTAGACGCTGACCAGCCCGGAGGCGCTCACGTACAGCATCTTCGCCGTGCCGAATGCCTGGTCGGCACTTTCCTGTCGCTCCTGCACCGTGCCGCTGCAGGCCGGCAGGAGCAGCGTGGCACCAAGCATCATCGCGGCCGCGAGGGCCTTGATCATCTTCTTCATGTCGACTTCCTTTCGGTGGTGGTAAACTTCACGCGCTGCGGCGGCGTGGATGGACACGCAACCGAACGTTTGCTCAGGTCGGCCCGAGTGCGGGAGAGCATCACCACGGCAGCGGTCGCGACGTAGCCGCGCGGGGATTGACCCAGTCTTAGCAATGGGCAGCCGGTATCAAGCCCGGCCCGCAGCTTTACTTTTCTCCCTGGCTGATCTTCTCCAGGGTCTTGGCGCCTTCCTCCGTCACGGCGACGACGGTCACGCCGTTGTTCGGATCCTGGTCGACCTTGCGGATTTGTTCCTCAGGCGAGGCGGACTTGCCCGCGCGCAGGGCGCTGATCACGCCGATGATCACGCCCGCCGCCGTCATGATCGCGCCGATCCCGTCGCCCAGCTGCTGAGCGGCCGCGATGATCCTATCGGCGTCGGTCTGGGTCATCGACCCAAAGGCGACGGCAACGGCGGTTCCGCCCGTGGCCATGCCACCGAGCAGCGTATAGACGTGCCGCATGATCGCGGCGCGCTGGTCCTTGGTGAAAGTCATCGGGCGTGCCTCTCGTACGCGTTGGCGATCTTCGGGGCGTAGACGTCGACGGCGCCGGGTCCGTTGTAACCGGCGGCGAAGGCGTGCCAGTCCTTGCGCTGCAGGGCGTCCTGCAGGGGCCGGTTGGCGAGGATGAACCGCACGAACAGATCGAGCTGGCCCGGCTCCGTGAAGGCGGCGGCCTTCATGTCCTGCGGCGTCGCGAAGCCCAGTGCCTTGTAGTGAAACCCCATGATCTGGAAGAGACCCCAGCTCGTGGCCTGGATCGCGGCGCCCTCGTTCAGCGACGAGGCTTCGTTGAACTGCTCCCACGCCTCCAGCTTGGTCTTCGCCGCGACCGACGGCGTCCACTGCTGGCGCGAGATGTGCGGGTGGCTGTCGTTGAACCGGTAGCCGGTCAGCTTGCCGAACCAGTGCGCCTCGAGCCGGATCGGCGGGCGGAGATGGCCGGCGAGCGTCCACATGCTCTGCCCGCTGGACTCGACTTCCGCCACGGCCTTGACCGCGGCAATCTCCACGCCGAGCTGGTCGGCGGCGGCCTTGTAGTCCTCTTCAGTCATGGCTCACGCCCCTTCACTTTTTCGTCAGCAGGTGGAACACGACGGCAGCCAGCCCCAGCACGGAGGCGCCGCAGACGCTGATCACGGCGACCCACATTCGACTCGAAACCACGTCGAGCCGGGCGTGCAGGGCGGTCTGCCCCTGGGCCATCTGTGTCAGTGCCGTCAGGATTCCGGTGTAGCGCTCCGCACACACGGCCTCGTGCAGCTCGAGCCGGGCGTTCGCGCGGACCGCGGAGAAGTCCGGTGCGCGGTCGTCGTCGTCGTCACGTGCCACGTTCAGGCGCTCCTGTTCAGTGGTTCCGAATGACCGCCCGGAGGCGGCGGATCGTCACCCGCAGCCGTAAATGCAAGCGATCTGCTTGACCTCTTCGGGCGACGCGAAGGTCATCGCCTCGCGGGCGCGCGCGACGGAGTGGCTGCGCACGATGTTGTCGGCCTGCTTCATTGCCTTGCCCGGGATGTCGGAGGCGCACAGCAGGTCGCCCTTGGCGATGTCGCCGCCCTGGCCGCAGACGTTGACGCTGCCCTCGCCGACGGCATTGACGACGACCAGGTCGTGGGTCGCGAGGTAGTACGTCCATTCGGCGACCGGCGTGATGGCGTCTGCTTCCGTCATCGCCGCCGGGGCCCATTCCGCGACCGGGGCATAGCGGGCGACGAAGACGCCCAGCACGCCGGCCTGTTCGGCCTCGCTGGACAGCGTCATCGTGCAGAGGACATCCGAGATCGACTTTGCGACGACTTCGTCGTCGACCAGGAGATCGCCGACCTCTGGTTCGATCGCCACGGGCAGCAGGCCGTCATGCGCGCCGGTGAAGGGACCGTAGCCGGCGCCCGCCACGGCATAAGCCGACCAGCTGCCGGAGCCGCTCGATCGCCCGGCGTCCAGCGACCCGCCGCTCGAGTTGGTGCCGCGGAAGGCGGCGTTGGGAGATGGCGAGCCGGCCCCGGAGGTGTCCTGCGTGGCCTCGATCGTCCAGCCGCCGGTGCTGAGCGCCCGCATGGCACCGCCGCCGTTGCCGCCACCGCCGCCACTCGTCGATTCGTTGACGAACTTGGCGGGGTAGGCCGTCGGCAGGTTGCCTGCGATCTGAAGGACACCATAGCCGGTCGTGACATCGCCGCCGAAGGTCGCGATGGGCGTCGCGACGCCGCCGATGTTCACATAGACCGTCGTGGCGTTGGGATAGCTGCCGTCGCCCCGGATCTCGACGCGGGTATTGCCGCTGCTGGTGCGCAGCAGTGCGCCGGTCACGGTGCCCGCGGTCATGTTGCCGAAATCGGCCTTGATCGCGGAGAGCGTGTCGACGTTGATCTTTGCCGCCGTCACCGCACCGGCCAAGATCTTGTCGGCCGTGATGGCGTTCGTCGCGATGTTCGCCGCCACAATCGACCCGTCGACGATGACCTCGCCGCCGCCCTTCTTCAGGACCGAGACGGAACCGATGCGATAGGTGCCGCCGGAGAGATTGGAGCCCGACGACTTGTAGATCTGCACCACGGCCTGGATGGCATTGGCCGGCACCACGATGTTCGCCGAGGTGGTGACCTGCTCGCTGTAGGAGCTGCTGCTGGCGGACGTCCAGGTCAGCACGTTGCCGGTGCCGGAGACTTCCGAGCCCGACGAGTTCAGGAACTTCAACTTGACGTTGATGCCGACGTTCGGCGTCGAGACCCGCTGCACCACCGCCTTCAGGACGTAGACCTGTCCCGGCGTGACGGTGAAGACGTAGCCGTTTTCGATGACGCCGGACGAGAAGCCGGTGTTGATGAGGAGGTGGTAGCCCGACCCGTTGTAGCCGGTGCCCGCCGTGATCGCGGAGTTGGTCTGCAGGTTCCACCCGGCATTGCCGAGGCTGAAGCTGTAGTTCTCGACGAAGTTGGTGAAATCGGCGACCAGCATCTTCTCGGTGGTCACCGCCGCGGCCGCGAGATTGGCGGTCTCCACCGCACCCGCCTTCAGCTTCGGCGTCGAGATCGAGTCGTCGGCGATCTGCGTGGTGCCGATCGTGCCGGTCAGCTTGGCGGCCGCCATGCTGTCGATCTGCGCATTGGTGATCGTGCCGGTGATGTCGCCGGCTGGCACCGCCGCCGTCCAGCCGGGGATGCCGGTATCGTAGCGGTAGACCTTGCCGTCCGTGGTCAGGTAGACCATGCGGCCGTCGTAGAGGTCGGTCGAGGGCAGCGTGTCGACGATCTCGATCCCGACCTGCGGCTGCTCCTTCGTCTCGATCACCACCGTGGCGGCGTTGGTCGAGTAGACGCCCGTGGCCGAGCGGAACTTGATGAGATAGGTGCCGATCTCGGTCAGCAGGACGGCGTTCGTCGTCGTGCCCGCGCCCGTGAACACCGTCGTCGCGGAGGCCCAGGTGGCGCCGGTGGTGACGGCCTGGAAGCGGATCTCGACGGTGCCGTTGCGGGCGCGCTCGTCGACCGCGGCATCCCATTCGAAGGTCGTGAAGCCCGACACGCCGGCCGTCTGGGTGAAGCCGGTGACATCCTCCGGCGGGGCGGTGTCGCCGGAGACGGTCACGCTCTCCTGGATGAAGGTCGAGCGCCGTTCCACGTTGTTAATCGCGGCGACGCGGACGTGGTAGTAGCCCACGGCGACGTCATCGACGGTCCAGTGGGTTTCCGTCGTGGCGGTGCGCCCGAGGATGTGCGTCTGGTCCCAGTCCGTGACGGACTGCGGCTTCATCTCGACCTGATAGGCGATCAGGAAGCCATCCGGCGACGGGTCCCAGTCGATCAGCAGCCGGCTCTTCATGCCCTGGCCGGGCGCGGTCTCGTAGACCTCCTCTGTGACGGTCAGGTTCGTCGGTGGCGCGACGGTGTTGGCGTCCGGCCCGTCGGTGCCGTCGTTGGGATCGACCGGGACTTCTTCGGAGGTCGCCCAGTCGTAGGCCTCGGCCGAAACTTCCGCGAGTTCAAGGTCGACGCCAAGCGCGTTGTCCTCGACCGCGAACGAGGTCGAGCGGACCTTGAAGACCTTGTCCGTCCAACCGTACCGCTCGAGGGTGACATAGACGGTGTCGCCGGCCTGCACCCGCCAGGCGGAGAGATTGCACGGCAACGTGACGTGCAGCTCGTGGCGACTCAGCAGCAAGTCGATCTTGGCGATGCGCTGCGCCATCGCGGCATGCCGGGTGAACGGCAGCATGATGTCGCGATAGATCGGCTCGCCGTCGATCGTGGCGTAGCTGTCCGACACCACCGGCGGGAAGTCGGCCTCCTGCCAGAACCGGACCGGGTCGATATAGACGCCCTTGACGGCATTGAAGCGGTCGCGGCGCGAGATCAGGGTCTGGATCTTCGGCCCGCCGCGCAGATCGTTGGCGGTGAGCGTGATCGTCGGCGTCTGGTAGGCGCCCGCCAGGATGCGCCAGCGTTCGCCGTCGAAAGGAGCATCGCCGCGCATGGCGCCCAGCAGGCGGCCCAAAATCTCCTTGGGTATGTCGCTGCACTTGAAGGAGCCGTAGGACTCGTATCGCGCCTGCGTGCCGCCGGCCTCGAGGTCGACCTGCTCGTCGCAGACATTGGCCGCGGCGATCAGGGCGGCTTCGTCGATGCCCGTGGCGTAGTCGACGCCCAGCCCATAGGTCGGATCGCAGAGGTAGTTCGCGACGATCAGCGCCGAGTTCGGCGACCAGCCCGTGGTGTCGGTGCGAGGATCGTAGATGTTGTTCCGGCCCTTGATCACCGCCGTGATGTTGGGGATGTCCCGATAGAGCGCCTGGTCGAACTCGAAGCGGATGTAGAGCCCGGCGATCCCGGCAAAGGTGTCGTCGGAGGTCAGGACGGCTGAGCATTCGGCCAGCAGGTCGGCGTCGATGGTCTGCCCTGCGGCGCCCTTGAACGGGCGGACCCGGACCTTGCCGGCGAACTGGCTGGGCGACGGGACGAAGCCGTCGGATTGGATGACCAGATCGCCCGGTGCCGCCGCGCCGGCGTTCTCATAGGCAACGAAGGCTTCGTCGCCGATCCAGATTTGCGCAAACTGATGCACCTCGTGGCCGGCCATCAGGATGACGACGTGCAGGTACTTGTTGCTGTCCGTCGTGTGCATGAAGCCGAAGACGCCGCCGACACGGGCCTCGCCATAGATCACCTGCCGCGGCGCCGTCGGCTGGCGGACGTTGATCTTGTTGTCGATCACCGGCTGCGACGTGCCGGGGAAAGTCTGACCGCGGGCGGAACTGGCCGGCTTCAGAAGCGAGGTGATGGCGAACGAAACCGCCATCGACAAGATGGCCGTCGCGGCGAATGTGAAGAGGCTCGCCAGGAGCCCCTCTCCGAAAATCAAGAGCGCCAAAGGCGTGAAGATCGGGTCGGCGTGCGCCTGGCCCGGAATCAACATCAGGACGAGCGCGAACAGACCGATCAGCAGCATGCCGACCTGCCGTTGAGGTTTGCGTGCTGCATGGATATGCTCGCTCTATGCGTAAATTGATCGTGGCGGCTCTGGCCGCATTGGCTCTCGCGGCGTGTGCGCCGCCGGTGCCGCTCGCCAGCACTCAGGCCGACGCCGAGGGCAAGCAGTTCCAGCCGCCTCCCGCAGGATCAGCGGCGGCGTATTTCTATGTCAGCTGGGGCGGCGGCAGCTTCGTGGTGCTCGCCGGCAATCGACAGCTCGGTACTGTGAACTCAGGCACGTGGATCAGGACGGACCTGCCGGCCGGCTCTCAAGACATCGGATGCGCGATGGTCGACGACTCCATGGTCATAACGTCGGCCGCGGCGCGCAATGATCCGCGCAGTAGCTGGGTCGGCGAGACGCACCGGACGTTCGATATGGCCTCCGGGCAGACATACTTTATCGAACTAGGGGCCAGGGCCTCGTGGAGCACCGTCGCCTGCACGGTCACGAACGTCGATGCCTCGCGCGGTCGGTCGAAGATCATGGAGCGTAGTCGAGCCGTCGAGGCCCGATAGGCTTCAGCCCACCTTCCAAACGTTAATGGCGCGATCGAGATGGACGTGCTCCAGCCCCTTCTCGCCTGGCCCGCACAGGGACTGCCCGGTGCAGACGCAGATCGCCGGCCGGCCGTCCTGATCGATCAGCGCGACGTCGCCACGCCTGATCTCGCGCCAGTTCTGAGAGGAGCGACCTAGGGGCGCGCAGGCGGCAGCGCCGAGGCCGCCGTCTTCCTCGATGATCCGCATCGCTTCCAGCGCCGAGGACCACGTGACCTCGCGCATCTCCTGCCCGGTGATCTCGCGGACGGCGCCGAACATGAAGGTCGCGCAGTCTTGCCGGCCCCATTCAAACGGCACGTCCTTGTTCGCCAGAAGGTACGCCGCGAGTCGCTTTTCCCAGCCCTCGATGCGCTTCATCCCCGCCCCCAGTAGATAACCTTGTCGGAATACTGCGCGATGTAACGCAGGCTGGCGTCACCATCGTGCAGCAGCTTCTGGTGCTCGTCGGTGTAGCGCCACTCCCGGGCGCGCTCCAAGTCGATCAGCTCGTTCTCGTACTGGAGCGAGATAATCGGCGCCTCCGGGTTGCTGTCGTCGATCTCGCCGACGTCGAGGCGACCGCGCCCCTGAATTTTCGGGTTGTTCACGATGGCGCCGCTGCTGTCGAACAGGCCGAGCCGGACGATGCCGTAGCGCCGGGTCTGCAGTTCCGTCAGCGCCAGTGCGATCTGGTCCGGCGGCGCCCCGGACAGTTTCAGGGTGAAGCCACGCGCCTCGATGCTGTCGGTTTCCTCGACGGCGGAGACTTCCAGCATGTTGCCGATGCCGAGCCAGTCATGGCCGTTCCATGACAGCGTACCGACGCCGGTCCAGAGATACTGGACTGTCGAGAACTCCAGTTCAAACAGCAGGATCGGACTGACGACCGACGCCTGAAGCCCGTTCGCCATCCCGGTGGTTAGGTTGCGGCTCATGGGCGGAGATCCTCGATGGCCTTGATCGTCAGCCGCTCATAGATGCTGGCCGGACCGATGGTCCATTGTGGCGGCTCGGTCAGCATGAAGCGCCCCTTGGCGCCCGTATACGTCACGGTGGCCGACGCGATGGTCGCCCGGAGCGCGGGCCAGATTTCACAGGAGGGAGTGCCGCCAAGCGTCACATCGGCCAAGACCTTATGCAGACGCCGGCTCGAATCGAAGCTGATCCAGTCGCCGGCCAGCAAGGTCCCGCTACCGCCGGACAGTGTGATGGTGTGCGAGCGTACCGAACCTGTGGCGGTGACGGAGCCCGATGCCGTGCCGCGCGGCGTCTGCCCTGCCGGATCGCCCATCGTGAAGGAGCCCACCGGGCCGCGCATGGAGCTGAAGAAGGCGACCCAGGGTTCCGCCGTGGCGCGGTCCATGGGATCGAAGCCGATCTCGGCCTCCCAGCGTTCGGCGCCGGACCACTCGTAGACCTGCGGCACCAGCGAGAACGGCGAGACGTTCATGCCGACGACGTTGGTCTGCCGGATCGTGATCTCGGAGGGACCGCGATGCGTCAGGAACGCGCGAGGGAATGTGAAAGCCATCAGAACACGTCCTGCAGGCCGCCACGCTTCTTGCGGTTGATGAGCGCGGTCTGGGCGCCCTCTTCGGCGGACTTCTTCACGTTGCGCATCCCCGAGGCGAATTGCTGGGTGGTGACGAACTCACCGACGTGCACGGTCTGGTTCACGATCACGGTGGTGTTCTCGTTGGCCGCGCCGCCGCCGTGCATCTGCACACCCAGCTTGCCGTCGGACCCGCGCCGCAGCGGCATGATCGCTTCGGGGCCCGCCTCGCCCATGACGCCGCGCCGTCCGCCGGACATCGGGAACATCGTCGGGCTGGTGACCATGCCACCCGAAGCGAAGGGGACGACGTTGCCGTGATGGAAGGCGGCGCCGTGGGCGTAGGTGAAGCCCGATCCCCCGCCCCCACCACCGCCACTGCCAAAGATCGAGCCGATTCCGCCGAGAAGGCTGCCGAGCAGTCCGCCGCCGCCGGTACTCGATCCGCCGAACGCCTGTTCGAACAGCTTCTCCGCCGCCATGCTGATCAGCTTGTCGGCGATCTTGTTGAGCGCGTTTATCGCGGCATTGCCAAAGGCATCCCAGATCGTGGAGCCTTCGCGCAGACCCTGGTTCACGTCGGCGAAGAAGCCCTTGAAGGTCTCCCGCTCGAAATCGACCCATTCCTTTGCGCGGCGGGTCTCTTCAGCCGCGGCGGCCTGCGCCCCGGCGATCTCGCGGAGCTTCTCGACCTGCTCGCCGGAGAGAGTGATGCCCTCCGCCGTCGCGCGGTTGAGCATCTCCTTTTCCAGCCGGTAGGCCATTGCGGCCTCGGTCGACATGTAGAGCGTGTCGCGTTCGATCTGCTGTGCGGCGATGAACTCGTTCGACTTGCTGACCGCGTCGTCCATGAACTTGGCGGTCGCGAAAGCGCTGTCGGCCTCGGCCATGGCGCCAGCCAGGTTCTTCAGCTCCAGGACCTGCGCGGCGCTCAACGTCTTGCCGTCGTTCTGCGCCTTGTTCAGCAGCTCCTGTTCGTGCTTCAGGCGGGCGGCGGCTAGCACGGTCTGCCCGACGGCGGCGGTTTCGGCCTGCTTCGTGAGGATGTATTCGCGAGCCGATTCGATGGCCTTGGCGTAGGGGTCGGAGCCGCTGCTGCCCTTTGGCGTGGGATTGCGCGCGCCCTTCACCACGACGGCGTCCATAACCTGCGGCTGGTAGGCGGCCGTCATCTTTTCGGAGATCCCCTGTTGCAGCACACCGAGGCGGGCGTATTCGCGTTGCATCAGGGCATCGCGGCCGGTCGTCCGGTCCTGCGTCGAAAGCTGGTCGATCCGGCCCTGCACCTGCGCGGCCTCGGCCTGCATGTCCTCGACGGAGACACCCTTGCCCGCACGACTGCCGAGCCAGGCCAGGCCCTTCTGGATCAGATCGATCTCGCGGCGCGTCGAGGCCAGCACCTTGTTGATCTCGTCGAGCGCCGTCGTCGCGACCGGCGCTGCAATGGTGGCGAGGATCGTGTCCAGCTGCTGGCCGGCGACCACAAGGCTGTCGCCGAGCTTGTCCCATGCGGCGATGGTTTCGCCCGTCATTACCGCGTTCTGCTTTTTGGCCTTATCGACGAGCGCCTCGTTCCCTTGGGCGAGCTGTTCGAGGATGGTCACCATTTTCATGCCGGAGCGACCGAACAGCTCCTGCATCATGGCGCCGCGCTGCGTCTCCGAACTCACGCCCAGCAGTCCGCGGGCGAGCTCCGGCATGATGTCCGACGACTTTCGCAGCTCGCCGTTGGCTCCGAGGATCTTGACGCCGAGCCGCTCGAACAGCTCGATCTGCTCCTTGCCGCCGTCGGCCGCCGAGCCCATGGACCGGGTGAGGCGTGACATCGCGGCGTCGAGCTGTTCCGACTGAACGCCGGATTGTGCCGCGACCAGGCGATAGGCCTGCAGTTGATCCGTGGTCAGCCCGATTTGCTCGGCCTGTTCGCCCATGTCGGCCGCCTTCATGCCGGCTGTCCACACCCGTTGCGCGACCGCTGAGGCAGAGAAGGCGGCCGCCAATGGCCCGAGAGACCGAGTAAGCACGCCTACGGCGCCGCTACCCGCGGTCGTGGCGACTACAGTCGACTGCATTGACCTTGCCGACGCAGCAGCAGCGGCCTGCTGAGCCTGCAAGGCGCGCACCGAAGCGGTAATCGCCAGTCCTTCTGCCGAGGTCTCTGTCACCCCGGCGCGACGCAACGCCGAATGGCGCTCCCGCTCGGCGGCGTTCCTCATGAGCTGGTGCCGCTCAAATGCCAAATCAGCAACGACACCCTGCACGACGGCGCGCCGCTGCGCCTCCTGCGCAACCTGCCTCGCGGCGATGGCTGCCTCTTGGGCTTGTAGCGCCTGAGCGGCTTTCATCTCGGCGGCTTTTGCGACCGCAATCTGCTGCGCGGCGGCCGTCTCTTCGGCCGCCCGCTGTCGCGCCAGCGCGGCATAACCAGACGCCTGCTGCTGAGCCAGCTTCATTGATTCTGCCTGCGCCTTCTGCGCCGCCCGCTGCTCCTGCAGCTTGCGGATATGCTCGCTGATGGCCTGTCCCTCGGCTGACGACGCCGCAACGCCGGCCCGCCGGAGCGCCGTGAAGCGCTCCTGTTCCGCCGCGCTTCGCGTCATCTGCTGGCGCTCGAACTCGAGATTGCGGATCGCGCCCTGGACGCGCTTGGAGAAATCCTCGGTGGAGCGAGCGGCGGCGGTCGTCGTCGAGGCAAGCTTCTGCGTGGAGCGCTCAGCACCCTCTGCGGCGGCCGGCATCTCCCGCAGATTAACGTTTGCCGCCTTGACGGAGCCGCTGTCGACCTCAAGGGCAAGCCTAGCCAGAACCTCACCCATCGGCTTCTCCTCGTTCGTTCTTCGCCGGCTTCCAGCCCCGCAACAGCGCCCGGACGGCGGCGGGATCGCTCGCGGACGCGGATTCCGTGGCGGCGGTTGGCGGCTTCACGCCGCGACGCAGGTAGAGATCGTCGATCGCCTCGATGAGGCCGATCTCCCACGGCGCCAGGGCGATGCCTGACAGCCGCGCAAAAGCGTCGATCTCAATCCAGCCGACCGGCTGCGGCCCGGAGAAGCCAACACCGCACCGTCGCCGAAGCCGCAGGTACGCCCGCCAGAGATAGACGAGCGCCATCGGGAACGGCGGCATCCGCAGATCGGACTCGATCTCGGCAATGCGCCTTTTGGTGGTCCTGGTCGGCTTCTTCTTCCGCTCGGCTCGTTCGAGCTGATCGACGAGGCGGTCGTACCGGGAGCGCCCGGATTCGTCGGCCTCGGCAAGATAGAAATAGCGCTCGGCGTAGGCCGTCAGACTTTCGGCGAGCGCTTCGTAAAAGACTTCTCCTCGCCGAGGAACGCATTCACCTGGTCGAGGACGAGACCATATTTGCGGTCAGACAGGACCTTGCGCGCGTTCTCTGGCGTGCAATGGAACGGCGCGCCATCGACCTCCAGATCACTCCACCGCAGCAGGCGATCAGTGATGTAGTCGACGGATCGCGCGAACACCTCTTCGGCTGTCTCTTCGTCACCCTTCCATTTGCGCCCATTGGTCACCGCGCGTTCCTTGGCTTGTTCGCGGGCGATATAGCGGGCGCTCTGCTTGTTATTGATCTCGATGGTCTTCGGATGGCTGGGGCCTGCAAAAGTCCACGTCCACCCGGTCTTAGTTCCGTCGGGAAAAAGGATGTGCAGGTCACCCTCGTCCGTGGTGGCGAGGGCAGAAAGGTCAAGCGTCTTCTTCTCGGATTCCATTGGTCAGTCCTGTGGGGGCCGGGATGCCGGGGGTGGGCCGCCGAACCCCGGCGGGAACAGCGGCCCCTTCTCTCGCGAGAGATTGGGTTAGCGGTCGTATGACCACTGCTTGAATAGCTGGATGTGGCTAATCTGCGTGGGCGTGACGCCGAAACGCTCACCCAGCGACTTGCCGGTTTCCGCGCCGTGGAGTCGCCTGATCTCGCGGACCTGCTCCTGCGTGAGCTTCGAGTTGCCATTCCTCTCGCCGCGCGAATCGGTTCCGTGCAGCAGGCAGTCCGCCGCGTTTTCTTTGGGGGTCGCCCACCGCAAATGCCAGCGGCTAACGCAACCCCGATTGCCGCAAGAATGAGCCGCCTCATGATCAGGCGACGGTGGTGCGCCATGCACCTTCTCGCAGACGTAGCGATGGGCGCCGATCAGCTCACCGTCCTCGATCGATGCCTGCCCGTATCCGTTCGACTTACCGTACGGGAATATCAGGCACGGCAACGGCTCAGCGAATGAGACCGCGTTATCATCCAGCCACTGGCGGCGGGTCGGCCTGTCACGCGGCATCGTCTTGCCGGCAAGTGGATCTCCGTGACGCCGGTCTTTCAGATAGTGCGCATTGCAGTACCCGACCCTGGAGGCCGGCACATCGCATCCAGCAACGCGGCACGGGTCACCGGCTTTGTAGAGCAACGGCGTGCCGCCACCGCGTGGGTCGCCGTGCCGGCGCCACCGGATGTAGTGGCGATTACACCATTCGCGCTTGTACGCGGCCTTGCCGCATTCGGGAATCGCGCATAGACGAGAAGCAGCCATATTCGACCTTCTACGGAGGTTGATTTGGTTAGAACCGCGGCGGGAATTCCACTCCCGTCGCGGTTCGCTCATTCTACCAGATCACGAACCCGTCGGATCGGTGGGATCCTCTATCAAACCGCTATTGTTCGAGATCGTGAACGCGATCTTGCTGATGTCGGTCACGGAGCCGATGGTCTTGTCGCGCGACATGACCTGCCCGGCCCAGTAGTCGGTCGAGATCGAATGCTCTTCGTCGCGGGCATCGTTGTATTCGATCTTGAAGCGGTAGTTGAAGTCGGTTCCCTGCGCGGCCTGCATCGCGACCTGGCCGTCGTCGAGAGGATCGAGGCCGCAGGTCACCGTGATGACGCCGCCGCTCTTCGTCGTCTTGAAGGTGCGGGCGCGGCGATCACCAAGCGCAGTGAAAGTCGCCGTATCGGTGGTGTCGCCGATGCGATCGATGGTTTCGACTTCGCCAATCTCGTCCCAGTCTCCGCCCGATACCGCTTCGAACGCGGTCAGGGCATCGTTGTAGGACAAGGCCTTGATGGCTTCGACGTCGACGACCGGGCCGATGTAGATCTTGATGCCCGCACTGACTGATACCGCCATTGGCTTGCTCCTTGGTCAAAGAAAAAGGCCGGGGATTTCCCGGCCTTGGCTGTGTGTTGCGAATGCGTGGTTTACGCGCGGGCTTTCGCCCTTCTCTGATTTGCCGCTTGAACCTTCCACGTCGCCCAGCGGCAATTATCGGGCGCGTAGTTCCCATCGTTGTCGATGCGATCAAGCGTCAAGCCTTTAGGTCGAGCCCCCATGTCCTCCAGGAAACACAGGAAGCCGGGCTTGCCATCTTCTCCAAACCGCCAGCGGTCGCAAACAGCGATGCCCCTTGCGCCATAGTGAGAAAATCTCTTCGTCATCTCTTGATGGCAGCGGCTAATTGCGTTTTTTAGGGCGTCGTATTCGGCTTGAAACTTTTTCGACAAGCCTTTGAGGTCGCGGTTTTTCCGCCTCCTAGTTCTTGGTTGTCCGTAATTCGAGCCGCGCCGTCTCAGGCTGACACATTCGCGACGAAGACAACCGCAACTTCTGGTGTTTCCACGAACGAGTTCACGTCTTCCCACGTCGCGCACTACCCCGCAGTCACACCTACACGCCCACACGAAATGTCTCTGTGCGGTGCGCCCTGAAATATGCATGGCGATCAATCGCCCAAAACGCACGCCCGCTAGGTCTACCGGGAAGCTGACAGACTTGGTATTGCTGGTTCCAGCCATTCGATCCTCTCAATCAGGGTCGTTCGGTTAGGGCCGATGGGGTGTTTGCTGCACCGCGCCGGCCCGATTTTTTTAACACAACTCCCGGTGAATTGCTCGAAACGCGGGGCGGTTGATCCCTGTCAGGGCAGGGAATGCTGGTGAATCTGAGCGCGTCAGCCCTTGGGCGCTTCCGGCGGCTTGGCCTTGGCCTTCTCTTCTTCAAGCGCCTTGGTCAGTTCCTTGACCTTGGCGTCGAGCGTCGCGGCCTGCCCAATCAGCGCCGCCACCCGGCCGTTGGCCTCGGTGAGCAGTTGCTGATAGCCCGCCACCACTGGGTCTAAGGGGGGCGATTGCGCAGCGGCGGGCGACGCAAGCGCCAGCACCACGCCGATCAGGGCGAGTTTCTTCATCGACGAAGGTCCTCTCGGTGAGACGTGAAGCTAGAAGGTCGAGAGCGCCGCCCTCTTCACCGTGTTGGTGGCCGTGCAGACGTAGAGATAGTCGGCGTCCCAGACATGCTGACCGGCGGTGCAGGCCTGGTTGTTCGCCCATGTCGTGAGGCTGGTGATGCCGAGGA